AGCGGTTCAAAGATATTGTTATTATGACCAAGCAGAAAGTTATTTGAACAAGAATAATGCAAGACCTGATTTTATAGCAGCTTATGAAGACAAGCTAACAGAAAATGAACGTGAAGATGTAGAAAAGATATGGTTTAAGAAATTTAGAGGCAAAGGATTAGGTAAACCATTAATTACATCTAATGTCAAGATTATTCCGCTAGGACTGGCACCTAAAGATATGCAATGGATTACCGGCAGGGCTAAGGCTATAGAAGAAATTGCCGCAGCCTTCTCCGTTCCAAATTCACTAATAATGTTAAATGATGCTAATTTAGCTAGTTCAAGGACGGCAATAGCACAATACAGAAAGTTCACCATCTTTCCTAAAATGGATAGGTATGTAGAAAAGCTTAATGAGCAACTTCTGCCGCTATATGACCCGAATCTATATTGTGATTATGACAGAAGTATTGAAGCAGACCCGGTAGAGCAGGCAACTATATTGAAGACCTATGTTGATTCAGGTATTTTAAGCGTGAATGAGTGTAGGGAGAAACTGGGGATGGAACCTATTGAAGAAAAAGAAGAAGTAATTGAGCCAGTTAAGGAGTAATAACATGAGCCAAAAAGAAATTAAAGTTGGGAGCATTAAGAATTTTATAGATACCTCTGGATTGAATCAAGACGATGTTATTGTTCGCAAGAGTATGGATTCCGTTTTAGAAATTGGTGATGATGAATCCATGACCTATGTTGCAACTATTAGCGATTTAAGCACAGATATGGACGGCGATGTAGTATATCCTCTAGGCTGTGATACCACTAGGATTCTTAAAAATCCAGTAGTTTGTTGGGACCATCAGCATAGTTCTCCTCCGGTTGGTAAAATAATGGGACTGTCTATAAGCGAACCTAGTATTAAGGCTAAAATAAAAATAGCTCCTACAGATTTTGGTTTACAGCTTTGGACTTTAATTCGTGGCGGATACCTTAGAACCAACTCAATCGGCTTTATTATAAAACGTTGCGTTATAAAAGGTTCTAAAGAATTCGCTCAGTTCATAGAAAAAACAGGAATTAAGGTAGATGAAACCTGTAACCGTATAATCACAGAATTTACCTTATTTGAAAACAGTTTATGCTCTGTACCTAAAGATATGAATACTCTTATTACTGCTATTTCTACAAAATCGCTGGTTCTTGGTGAAAAATTAACCAAAGACCTAGGATTAAAAGGAATAGAAACCGTTGCAATACCGGCTCCTGCTGCTCCTATAAGTGTTCCTACTGTCGTTCCTACTGTAGTTCCTGTTGCAGAGCCTATACCTACTGTTGTTCCTGTTGTAGTTCCTGAGCCTGTTCCTGCTACGATTAAGGCACCAGAACAGCCTATAACTCAACCTACACCTGTTCCTGAGCCTATTAAAGCACCTGAGCCTGTTGTTACTCTAAGATTAATTCGATTAGGTGATTATGTTCCTACCGTAGATGACAAGAAATCTGTTAAAGCAATTTCTGAAGGTAAAATTATAGTGATCTAATGCACTGTTCGTTTATTTCAGGTCTTTGGGGAATCTATAGCAACGAAAATCACTGGGTTGCTAGATTAACCAAGTGCGAACAGGATATTAAATTATTCTCCTTAAATCCATATAGTCCTAAAACCGTAGTCTATATTTTTGGAGAAGATAACTTTAAGCGCATGACTGATTTAGGATTTGATTGCAGGCTAATTGATAAAAGACCTTGCGTATGGGACATGGAAAAAGAACAGTACCGGCATAAGATGGCAATATGGCAAGCTGGTTCACAAGAATTTGATGCGGTTACTTTCTTGGATTTTGATTGTATAGCGTTAAAACCTATACCTAATAATTACTGGGATGTTATGAATATCGGAGAACCTATTAAGACGCCGATATTCCAATATAAACTAAAAAGAGTTTATAGACCACCTAATGATCATCGTAAAGTATCATCTGCTAGTTTTGTTTATATTCGTGGTAAAGAACATACAGAAGGTATTATAAAATTATGGGAAGCAACCGGCCGGCCATGGAAAGAAGAATATACCTTAACGCTTTATATAGATAATCTAAGCGGTGGTTGGAAAGGACTTGAGAATTATAGAAAGTATGACCCGGTATATTATGAGATGACTCCATTATATCCTGATAAAGACAGAAATAAGCTTATATTTGGTCATTATAATCACCATGTAATTAGAGCATTAATAGGCAATAGTATTGGAGTTAAAGGCAGAATTGATATATTGGCCAGCAAAATTTAGTGATTTAATATAATTTAATTAACAGGAAATTGTAAACGCAAATTAGATTCATTTCTAATCGGCAATAAAACAATCACCTAAAAGGGAACAAACATGAAATTGAAATTAACAAAAGCATTAGGTGAGTATACGGCTGGATCTTTAGTAGAAGAAACCGATGAGTCAAAAGCAAAGGATATGATTAGTAAATCCTTGGCTATTGAATATACCGATGAAGTGATTGCAGCCGAAAAAGCCAGTGCAATATTAAGTGAGGTAAAGAGTATGGCTACGGAAATTGAAGTTAAGGATGTTAAGGTTGAGCAAAAAGACGATCCTATGGTAATTAAGTCGTTCGGTGAGTGGCTTAATTGTATTACCAAGGATCCTAGTAAAATCAAACTGACTCAAAAGGCTAATGGGATGTCAGAAGGGGTTAATGCGGACGGCGGATATCTTTTAACACCACAGATAACTAGCACGATTTTCGGTGCAACAATACCGGGATCTGTTATTTATCCTAAGTGCTTTAAGATTCCTCTACAGTCCAATAGCATTAAGTTGCCTATATTTAACGATACTGGCGATAATGCTACTAGTAAGCCACGTGGTTATGCGGTGACGCCAGACGGCACGCAAAAGACGGCGACGACGTTTGCTCTAACCCAGAAGACAGTATCGCTGGTAACTTGGTCGTATTTAGTTTATGCGACAGAAGAGTTGCTAGAAGACGCTCCTGCTTTTGGTGCTTGGATGACGCAGAAAATTCGTGAAAAGGCTGGTTATGATTTTGATAACCTATGCTTGAACGGAGTTGCGGCTACTAACGGGTTTGAAGGTATTCTAACAGCGGCTGCTAACAGTTATAGAGCGGCTTGTACGGTTGCTGCTACGATGACTAAGCCTTCGATTATTAACCTAATGGCCGGTATTATTCCGCAGTACAGGGCTGGTGCGGAGTGGTATATGTCGTCTAAGGCTTGGGCTAACGCAATGGATCTGTTGTCCACTGCTACTACGGTTACTCCTTCATTCGGTGCTGTAATGTCGATTGATGGTATGACGCTAATGGGTAAGCCTGTTAACGTAATGCCTCAGATGGCTAACCTAAACAGTAACGGTGATATTCTTCTAGGCAACTTTGGTACTTATGTGGTTGCTGAAAAGAACGGCTTGAACCTTGCTATTTCACGTGATTTCAAATTTGATACCGATGAGATAGCTTACCGGGTTACCGTACGTCAAGGCGGGGCCGCAACGATTCCTACGAAGACTGCAACTGACACAACTGTAATGGGTGCGTTCTCGGCTAGGTTCTAATTGATTGAAATGTTTAGAGCCAGTAAAGTTAAATCCTTTACTGGCTCTTATTAACGCCGGAAGAAAAAACCGGCAATTAAATGTTGAGAAGAGAAAACTCAACGAAGGAAGTAAAAATGAGTGACAGAATAGAAATCAAATCTTTATCCGAATTAGTTCAACACGCTTATAACGAATCCTCAAGGGGTATAACATCTCCAGAGCTTACCGTCTACAAATCGCTTGGCATGAACGAAACCACTAGTATTCAAGGCGGTTATGCGGTTACTGCTCAAATGGCTGCTGAAATAATGACGGCCACACAGCAATCATCTCAATGTTATTCTAAAGCGAAAATATTAAATGTTACCAAGGGCAAGTCTGTTAAATTGCCTTATTTGAAAGAAGCTTATGACTCTAATGTTGCTTCAGATATTTTAACAGCTTTTTGGCCGGGTGAAGGAGGTAGTAAGACTGTTAGCCATCCTTGCTTCGGACAATTAGATTTACCTTTACATACTCTTTCGGTTCTAACGCCTATTACAGAAGAACTTTTTGAAGACGTACAACAGCTAGATTCATATTTAAAGAATTTAGTTCCTGTTAAAATGGGTAAGGCTATTGATAAAGCTATGGTTTATGGTGATCCTGCAGCGTCCATGTGGGGTATTACTAGCGCAGGAGCCATAGGTGTTATCGGTGTTGCTAATGCAGATCCTATAACTTTAGCCAATATGATTGCTTATGAGAAGGCTTTAGCTGCACAAAATAAGGCTACGGCTCAGTGGTACATGGGCACAGAGCAGTATAACGAACTTCTTGATTTAATAGATGATACAAAAACCAATTCAAGTTACAAATGGGAAAAAGATGGGCTCTATGTATTGGGGCATAAGGTTAATGTTTGTAACTTCTTGGTTAAGAATCAATACGATTTAATTCTAGGTGATTTCGGTGAATATATAGTTGCACAAAGAGCCTTACAGACTGTTACCAGCATTAGTTTCAAATTTAATTTAGACGAAAAATATATTCGTTGGACCATGAGGCTTAACGGCGCAAGTTTTGGTAATAAGATTTCCTTACAAGATGGTTCGTTGGTAGCTCCATTCGTCATTCCCGCTGAAGGACCTGTTGAAATGTCTAGTACTTCTTCTAGTGAATCTGGCGGCGGAACAAGTGAATCCAGCGAAAGCACATTAAGCGAAACCAGTGACAGTTCTACTTCTGAATCTACGGATAGTACTGAATCTGTTTCGTCTATGAGCTTGGTATCGCTAAGTTCTGAATCCAGCAAGAGCGAAAGTTCAAGCTCTAGTTCTACTTCAAGTTCTAGCAGCTCTGGAAGATCTGAAAGTTCTAGTTCCAGCTCTAAGTCGGAATCTAGTAGCTCAAGTACTAAGAGTAACTCTAGCGCAAGTACTAATAGTTCGTCTAGTAGTTCAGGTAATTCAAGATCTAGCGAATCTACTCAGAGCGGAAGCAGCTTAAGCACTGATGGCTAATCCTAGGACTTTCGCTAGCATGGAGGTTTTAGGATATGTCAATATTAACGCTCGCTGAATATCGGACGCTAACAAACACTACTGCAAGCGATGGGTTTGACGCATACGTAACTGCATTAATCCCAGTAGTCCAGAGCGAAATTGAGAGTTTTTGCGACAGAACTTTTGATTTAACCAGGTATTCACAATGGTTCCACTACGAAGGTGATCGGCTTATAGTTCTACCTGAGTACCCGGTAGAAAATATATTGGGCGTTTATTATCCTGCAAGAGTAGCCACTGTAACTTGCACTGGATATAATATTTCAGTAACGCCTACCTCTATAGTTGTAACCGCCGATTCTGATTTTACATCTAATACCTATTTGTTTACTACCTATACTAATCTTACTTTACTTCAGGCGGCAATAGAAGCTGCTTATCCTGCAATAACCATAGATATAGATTCTGGTTATGAACTAATGTCAAGCTTATTATTGCGCACTGGTTCAGGATTAGAGTGGACTGGTGCAGTAAGACTGGATACTAATGTAAGATTACAGGATCGCTCTGACCGCATTGTAGAGGTAGCTTATAATACACCATTTATTATGACCTACTCCAACGA